ACTGTCGTTGAAGGCAGTGACTAGTTTAGCTGATGCTTTAGTTACAAGAGAACCTGCGGGAATAACATATGTGAATGTTTTAGTCGCACGGTCCGCAAGAGTACCAGCCTTAGCTACTGAAAAATCTTCAAACGAGATTGATAGTTCATCGGTGAAACCTTGTGGGTTTTCATTTACGGTTAATTTAGCCATAGTATTATATTTCCTTTGTTAATTGTTAAGCAGCTGTGATCTTACCGTGGGCACCAGGGTGGTATACACCAAGGGTCAAGGCACAATCAACGAAACCACGCTCACCACCACCAAGATTAGGCAGACGAGTGCTTCCCATTGGGATAAGCTCGTGAATACCGAAGTATTCTGGGTTAAGAAGGTAACCAGACATTCCTGGTTGTGTGCCTTGGACGGGCATGCAGTCAGGGTTGCCGTTTACAACAGAAACTACACCGTGATCGGACTGATACAGGTCAACGGATAGCTTGATAGTGCCATTGTTTCCGTCGTAGTTAACCGAGCGAGTGGCAGCGTTGTTGGATCCAGGTGTAGAGATACGAGCGAAGTCGCTGATATCGTTACGTAGTGCTGTGTCAGCAACGAGCATTAGGTCGTTAGTTGAACCAGTTACACCAAAGATGGATGTAATGATTGCGTTCAGGTCACTTTCAGCGAAGGCATTGGTACCTGTATCCTTGATGCTTGCAGGTTCTGTACGGAACGCCTCAGGAACATTACCTGAACCAGCAGCATTTTGAATCCAGTCACCAAGACCACCAAGAGCAGCAGCAGTACCTGAGCCGTCTTCGGTTGCTTGAGTGTTCGCGGATGCAATGGTGAACTCGATGTCGCGCTTCATTTCGCGGATTGCTTTAGCTTCAGCTTGAGCAATCTTGGCTGGACCAACGGAATCGACAGCTTCTTGCATGTCGGATACCATGTAGTCACGGCGGAATTTTTGAACGCGGTTACCAAGCTTTGCACGACCAGCGAACTTGTCGGTGAATGCTGTTACGTCAGCACCTTCAGAGATCCCAGCGGAGCTAGGGGCTGCAAGGCTGTCTACAGTCCATTCAACATTAGTTGCGGATGCGCGTTGCTTGTTGGCAGATGAAAGGATTGGTGTTTCTTCTGGAGCGAGGATAGTCAAGACGTCGGTCAAGTCTTCGCGGTTAGAAACTGCCGAACCTGTATTAGTGGTATCGAATGTATTCGAGAATGACATAATATTTAATTATTTATTGATTAGCGATTTAATGGGTTAAGGGCGTGAAGCCATTTGCAACCTTCTCAAGGTAGCGAAATCTCGGGCGTTACCCGACTGTTTGAATTGAGCACTGGCAGCCGTAATAGTTTTTAGGGCGTTTGACACTTTCTTATCGGACTTAGCCGATCCAGGAGTTCCAGATGGTGGAACTAATCGTGACGTTTTGGTTTTGGTTGGAGACTTTGCGGGTTCCGCTAAGCTCCTTCTGCCATACATACTGTTGGCTGCATGCGCTAGAAGATAGGGCATTTGAGCAGCTACCTCAGGGTCCAGGCCATCAATGTTTGATAGTCTTGGGTCCTCGAGCATCTGTTTGTATTTTTGGCTTACTTCATTGTCATCCTTCATCCAACTAAGCTCTTCGTTGGCTTGCTCCTGCAACGATTCTTTCATCGATGCAGCGCTTTGTCGCCTTTGAATTGCTTTAATTTGGGCTGGGATATACTTTTTCTCCGCCTTTCTAGCGGCCTGCAGGTGCTTTCTTACCTCGGACTTGGTGACTTCTTTGCCATCAATCTCGGTAATAGGGTCATCCGCAGAGTAACCGTCACTGTTGAATATTAAATCCTCCGCCCATTCAATGACCTGCTCAACTTCTTCCTGCACATCTTGCAGTTTTTCCATTGAGTTAACGTCCCTGTATGGGTTCTCGGATTCCTTGACTTTCGGTTCTAGCTTATTGGACATTTCAGATCTGAGTTTTTCTAACTCAGCTTCAGCTGCCTTTCGCTTTGCCGTCAGTTCGCCGAATCTAGCTACAGCTCTGCTTCCGAGTTTATCGGAAAGCTCACGCAGCTCTTCATCGGACATGTCATCCAGTTCAATCTGTGAAAGAACATCATCTTCACTCTCGGCTTCCTCATCCTGCGGCTCTTCCTCTACAGTTTCATCAGTTTCGAGTGCTTCGTCTGCACCTACTTCAGTAGCTTCTTCAGGCTCCTGGTTGACTTCTTCTGTAGTTTCTTCAACTGCAGTTTGATTGTCTTGTTCTTCAGCGGGAGGATTGAGTTGACCAATTCTCCTGTTAATGAACTCCGACGGTGATATGTTAGTCGCTTGCTTTGGTTCAGCTGCAGCGTCAGCCGTTTCGTTGACTTCACTCATAATTTACGCTTTTTACGCCAGCGATGGCGAGGTGGTGATTATAGCACACGATTTTTGTCTATGCTTCTATGCATTGGGGAATCTTTTAATTAAAGAATCCCAGTTGCATATGGCAATGATTTCATCGTAAGCCAAAATTTTACCAGATATCTGGCTGAGCCTGTCTATGTCTGCGGAGTGCAGCTCCTTGATGCAGTCTTCTCGCATCGTTACCACTTCTCTGACTAGACCTGCGAATGCTTCATGATTCTGAAGCACATTTAAATTATCCTGTAGCTGCATGTTAACCTTGTCCTTCTAAGTCCTGAGTTTGAACTTCGCCGACGGATGCCGCTTCAGTTCCGTAGATTCCGAACTGCGTAGCGTTTACTTGCTGCTGCTCCTGGAATGTGTATTGCTGCATGTATTTCTGCATTCTCTGTCCGAATGATTGATCCTGCTGCATTCTTTGAGCAATGTCAGGCTGCTGCATGTAGTTCTGTATGATTGGCATTGCTGCACCTCCACCGTTAGGTCTAGCGGGCATCTCTATACCAGCGAAAATCTTGGAAAGGTCATCGAGGACATCCTTCTGGACATCTTCTGCTGCAGTTTCTGACTTCTGCAAAATAACGTCAGCAAGGATTGGGTCAATGCTACTGGCGTAGGCAATCAATAGATTGTCCACGTTTATTCTTCCGTTCCTGTCTAGTTTGACCAGGTCCACGAGTTGCTTGAGTTTTGCTTCCTGCGTATCTGGATCAGTATTGATGCTGTCGTAGGAGATGCTGATGTCGAAGTTTTCGTTGGGGTCTCCCTTGCTGAACTCTTGCGGGTCTGGAACTCCAGTTACCCTGAAGAAGATGTAGTCAGGACCGAATCTTTGGAAGCAAGTGAAGCACATGCGCATAACCTCTGCACTGTGCTCAAGGAACTTGTCCACCAGGAACTGCTTCTTGATCTTGGAGATCTCGCTGTCTTCGTCCAAGCCCATGAGTCTATCAGCCTGGTCCAGTTGCGTCTTCTCCATTTCGATGCTGCCCTCTAAGCCTGCGGCGTCTGGTACATCGGCGAACTCGTAGTCGTCCTTCCTTCTGCGAGGAATGTATCTACCTGGACCCCAGTCCTGCGGAGCCTGGTTAACTGGGTGCATGATCGGAGGCAGCGTAACTAGACTGTTTCTGTCTATTCTGCTGTCCCTTTCAACTTTAACCTGGTTCTGTATACCCCTCAATAGGTCTGGCACCGTATTCGTGTCGTAGAGTCTCTTGCTGTCTTCCGCTAGTCTAGTTACAATGACGGGGTAGTCGTCGTATCCGTTCATTAGCTCGAACTTAGCGTATTGACTGTCTGCGGAGCTTCCGATTTCTCTGTGGAAAATTGTTCTATAGATTCCCTCTGCGCCATCGTTAGGGTCAATCAATCTCTGGAAGCAGTGAATGATCTCAACGAGGTCATTGGCTTCGTAGGTGCTTTCTCTTAGGCCGTCGCTCCTTCTTATTCCTTGCTCATTCTCGATGCTGTCTTGGTTTACGCCAGAGTATCGTTGTATTACGTTTTGAACGAAGTCCTCGTCCCAGTCGTCCGTGAGTATTTTGTTTTCTAGTTCCTGCGGAGTATAATAACTTCTCCAGAAGCAGTAAGGGCTGCGCTGGGGGTCCGTCACATAAGATGGGAAAAAGAAGTCCCCGTCGGGGGATAGGGTCTTTACGTCTGGGGCATCGATGCTCCTTCTGATAGTAGGTAGCTCGGCGTAGCCAGACTTTCTTAGATCCTTGAGAGCTTTTTTACCTCTCTTGTCTGTTACACCATCGTAGGCTGCCTTGAGTCTATCGATGACAGCTTCGTCGTCACCTTCGTCCATGAGGGTTCCAATCTCTGGAACGGCTTGCACAATCTGGTCAAGGTTAAGCTTCTGGATTATTCTTCTGTCTTCGATTATCCATCCTACATAAGTAATGAGGATTCCTCTTTCGAGAAGGTAGTTAGCGCCCAGTTCCATTTCGCGCATGAACCGAGGTATGTATCCACTACTAACCATCCATTTCAAGAAACTGGATACTATTTTGGCTCGTTCTGCGTCCGTACCTTCGGTCGGAAACGCCCTGACGTTGGCCCTTTTAAGACTGGATACTAGTAGGGATACAAGTCTCGATATTCTTTCTTCAATGACGTGAGCCTCCATGTCGCTGGCACCTTCCCACGGGAAAGCATCCGCTCCGTGCTTGCGGAGGTCCCTGCTCTTGCCAGGCCAGAAGTTGCGTCTGTCGTCGTAGGCATTCCTGCACTGGTCAAAGTATGACTCAAGTTCGGTTACTGTTTGATCGTAGGCATTTCTCAATGCTCCTACGTCTGGTTCTTTACTAAGATATGTTAATGCTTCGGACGCTTCAGTTTGCATACTTTTTGTGCTCGTTTAATGACGTTAAAAACGTAGTTCTTTGGGACACCTATCTTATCACATAATTTTTGTGACGGGATTTCACTGTAATCAAGCATCAAGCCCCGACTGAATATCTCCCAGGCAAGCAGCCTATCCGTGTTTTCGTCTAGCCACTCTTGGCTGAGAGTAATGTCTTCGATGTCTTCCTCTTCTTGCATACTAGGAGTAAATTTTTTTTCTTACGTATCTGAATGTTGAGCCGTTATTGTCTTTTATCTCTTCAACGCAAATATTCTTGTCGATGAAGGATTCCTGCTTGCTCCTTGGGACTACACAGGCTACAGCCCTCTTAAGTTCCTTTATGTTTACGTAAACGTAACTCTTGTTCGGAGCCAACCTTACAACCTTACCATTGTATTCCTTGGGATACAACTCTGGGGCTATGAGTAGCGGGTCAAGAATGCATTGGCCTTCTTCGTTTACCCAGGTCGCCCTTCCTTTGCCCGTCAGCATTTCCTCCTTTAGGTTTTCTTTAGCTATTTTAAAAGCTAGATCAAACTCGAATTCATTTTCCTTCGCTATATTTATTAATTTTACTTTTGGCATTAGTATCCTCTATTCTTTGTATCAAGCGAACTTATGATGCTTGAGTTGTAGTGATCTGGTCCATCGCCAGAGTTTATCATGCGCAGATAGCGCATTACGTCAAAAAAATCCTTCAGTGCTTCGTCGTTCTTACCCCTACTGTTGTAGTTTATTATGCTGTCCAGTGTATTCTCGCAGCTTTCGTGCAGGTAGCACAAGGGCTTATTTGCTGCATCCACGCTGGCATTTGGATTGTAAGCGAACCATTCGTCCAGCGCTGCTATGCCCGTTTCCTCCATTACTCCGCTGCTAGGAATGAAGTCCATTCCGTGATCCGAGAATACCGTGAATAGATCCTCGTTGTTCTCGTTTTCCCTGGCGAAGTATCTGCTGTCCCCTACGCGCTCGTAGACTTCAATGCCCAGTTCTTCTTCTATCTCCTGGAATAGCTCCACGTAAGCAGCAATGTCAAAACCTATCTTCTTTGCTGCTGGTCCGTATTTCCACCTGGGTTGACCGAATAGGGCCCACTCACCGTAGTTGTATCTGTCGGGCCACTCCCTCAGGACGTATACTTCCCCTTCTTCATTTACAGCAGCCCAGATCGACACGAAGTTCCTGGCACCCGCAGGGTCCAAGACCTGGTAGCAGGTGAAGTCCTTCTTTGAGGTTACGTCGGGGAATTTCATACCGTGCTGATTTTCTTCGTCTGACAATACGTTCACCGAGGTGCTGAACATAGGTATAAGTGACGTCATGCTCTTCACGGGTATACCGTAGGCACGAACCATAATTTCTTCTTCTGACTGAGAAGCTAGATCCTTGGCGATTCTCTTGTAACCACCCCAGGGGTTCTCATCGGAGTGCAGGTAGACAATCTTGGCGTCTCTCTCGCTGCAGGTCTGCACAACGGGTAGCTCCCTATCCAGTAGCTCAGCGTATCTAGTTTCCTGTATCTCTGCTCCAGCTAAGTATTCAGCCACGAAGGGCGTGAATCCGTCAATCGGCGTGAAGCCAATAAGCATCTTGCTGTTCCTGGTAGCCAATCTGAACCTGAGGGTATTGACCAGGGTAGCGTCACCCAGGTATTCGTCCAGCCAGGTCCCTATATTTATGCCCTTAGGGTCCTTGAACCCGAACTCCATACCTTCCAGGATTGTCTGGTTATTGCTGAACTGCGTGTAGGTCTTGAAATCTACCCGAGTCCTAGTGTCAGGAAAGATAAAGCTCTTGGCTGTGAAGCCATTCTGCATACTGTAGTTGATGTATCCTTCTATGCTCTTGGTCTTCTTCTTGAACTCCTTTGGCATCATTTCCCAGATTGCAGCTTGCTGCACCTTGATGCTGGTGTCTTCATTCTGGCTGAAGCATACAATGTGCCCGTCCATGCTTTCCTGGACGGCCCGCATGACCGCCTTGGCGCAGCCTGTAGTCTTTCCGCTTCTGTTACCTCCTAGGACCAGAGCTTCGTCGGACGTCTCCATTGCATCCTGGATCCTGCTCCAGCCCGCTAGATTGAACCCGTATCTAAGGGGATCTTCAATACTAGCCTGGATTCTTTCTTCGTGCTGCTTGTGCAGACTCTTAAGTAAACCTGGGTCCTTGTCCCAGAGTTTTACAATTTCTGCATCCGTCAACGACGGGAGCATGGGGTGCTTTGTAAATATTAAAGACATTGTTGCATTATTCTTCTTCCTCTTCGTCCCAGACGACCTCCACGGAGTCATCCCTGAAATCCAGGGCAGCTTCTCGCATAAGCATCCTAGCAACGGAGATAGTCGTGTAATCGGACTGCACTTCTCCTGATTCATCCAGGACAATGATCATGTAATTAGGGTAGTATTCCCCGAGTATCTCCTTCAGCTTACCTAAAACTTCCTCGTCCATTAAGCATCCTCTTCTATGTCAATGACTTCCGCTTCTTCGGCTAGGGCAGCCTTGACCTTGGCAATCTCCTTAGCGTAGTCCTCGTCCGAGAAGGACTTGCGTTCTTCTACTATACTGGTAGCTTCGCCCCTGGCTGTGAGGGCTTCCCTGCTAGCGTTGATCTTAGCTATTGAAAGCTCCTTGAGGTCCTTGAAGGATACCTGCATGTCTGGGTCATTCTGCATTCTGTCTCGGACCTTCTCTATGAGGTCCTCCTCCAAGCTGGACATGTTGACGTAGTTCCTGGCAGCTAGCTTACCCCCGAGTTCCTTGAACTTCTTAATATGATCCGCGAACTCCACCATGATGTGCACAACGGTATTCCTGGGTATCTTGTAATGCCGCACTATTCTAGTCTGGCTGTTTCCAGTGCTGAATAAATAAAGCACCTTAGCTACCTTCTCAGGATTGTGCCTGGCTAAGGACTTCACCTTTCGGACCTGCATCTCCTCTGCGTATTCCTGCACGGCGGACCTGATATCCAGCATCAATTCTTCCTCAATTTCATCGAAAGCATCCGATGCATTTTTTTCTTCATTTTTGGGGTTGACTTCTTTCATGGTATGCTGTTGAACTGTATGCGTATGTTATAATACACCACAGAAAGCCTGTCAAGGGTTTTCAGACATAGTCCCTAGGGTAAGCCTTTAACGGTGCAAACGATCCTACAGATAGCATCTGACGCGACACAAAACGAACGCAGTCCAGCTGGACAAAGAACTGATAGGGATATTGGTTCTCTACCTGGGCTATGGGTTTGTTCCCCTGAATACATGAAGGGAACTATAAAATAACGCTGCAGTATTACGGATCACTTTTCGATAATACCTAGTCCGACAATACCTTGTATTGTCTACTACTGCATGCTTTGCTAACGGCGAAGCTGTATCTAAAAATCTATGCTAAAATACATGCATGACCTATAAAGAAAAAATTGCTAAGCTCAAAGACAAAGCCTACCAGGCTAAACCAGAACAAAAGAAACGCAGAGCTCAACGTAATAAAGCTAGAAGAGCTGCAATCCGTAAATACGGAAAACCAGCCCTCCAGGGCAAAGACATAGATCATAAAGATGGTAACCCTATGAATGGATCCAGGTCCAACCTAAGAGTTATGTCCATCAATAAAAATAGAGGAAGAAACAACCGATCCAAGTAAAGCCCCCTTGAAGGGGTTTTTTTTTACGACGTAGTGAATGTATTACTAGATTGACGACGACTGCGATCGACTGACACCCCCACCCCTTTATGAC